AGTGTAACTGAAGTCGTAATATGTTCCATCAGAAGCAGTAATATTTTGCCCGCCACCTAATCCACCGTCTGCTACTGTATATGCTGTAGCCGTAGCAGCGTCCGCCCACGGTCCCCCCCCTCCCCCCCCCCATCCACCATATTGAGCATTCAAATTATCAGAAATATCTATTAAGGGTATAGAAATAGGATTTGAAGAGGTATCGAGACCAAATTGACTAGAAAATCCTTTATAATAGTCTAATGGGAATGTGGGAGTTGGATCATCAATAACCCACCCATTATTTCCCGTACCTCCTTTACCACCTGAACCTCCATTAATAGTAGTTACACCAGGTAGTGTAAATGACACAGTACCACCAGCACCACCTTCAGGTAGTCCACCACCAGATGATGGTGCCTCCCATTTTGGTACTCTTATAAGTCCACCAGCACCACCATTACACTCAATAATAGATGAACCTGTAGATAATTTTAATTTGGTTTGACCACCAGCATTTCCGAAGCCACTGCTGTTACAAATTCCACCTTCTCCAATGACTGCTTCAAATATATTATTTGTTAATAAATTATTTGGAAAAGATATCAATACATTAGCTCCACCACCACCACCACTACCAGCAGTATTAAAACCATACCCTCCAAGCGACAAGAAGACACCCTTCCCACCTCCACCACCTCCACCACCAATAACCATAGCATTTATAGTAAAATCAGAATCGTTATTCGTACAATAATCCAAAGGATTTATTGTAATAGTATTATTCGTATCTAAAATACCCGATACAATATTGCTGGCGGCATCATAATAAATTTTACTAATAAAAGTACTTGATGTAATTAGTCCATCAAAATAAGAAAATGACATTATTTTGTATATAATAATAATTGATTAAATTGTTATTATATTGACCTAATTAGTAGTATTGTTTATGGATTATATCCATCTTTTTCACCCATGAAAAACCATCTCAAGGATAAATATTTAGGCTGATTGCCAGTAACCTCTGATCCGACCAATGTTAAATTGGGTCCACTGTCGACAATGCTTTGAATTTCAGCAGTTCCTAAAGCTGAATTGAAATATCTCAAGTCAGAAATGTTTCCAGAAAATCCACCATTCATAGCAACATATACATTTCCATAGTTTTGTCTAGGGACTCCTTTCATAATAAGGCGTTTGGCCAATTTGCCATTAATAAATACATCAAGTTGATGATTTGACACACGGATTTGTACACACATCCACTTGTTAAGTGGAATATCATCAATGGTCAGCTTTTCTTGAATGTTATCAAAAGTATTCATCACGACGACTAATGCGTTGGTATTGGGAGCAATATATAGTCCAGGTGCATTGTTTGGTTGATTCATACCAATGGGTTCGGATGTGTAATTAATATTATCATTTCCCTTGTGGAAAATATGACGATATTGGCCATCTTGATAAACCAAATCGTCAATGATTATCCAGGTTGAGTAAGTAAATTCAATACCATCCTGTTGGTTATCAGAACGTACTAAAGTAACGGCATTCTTTAAATTTGGATCTTGGGGAATAACTTGCATAGTTTTACCATCGACCATACCATCAATCAAATAGGGTGATTTATTATATTGGAATAACCATGATAAAAACTGTGCTGAAATACGAACGGCTAATACAAAGACGATAAGAACCAATAATAAAAAGGCGGCTTTTGCTACTAAACTATTGGATTCCAAAAACTCACGCGTCCCGTCGACCACTCTACCATTTTTAAAATTATCAAATGCTCCAGCTCCGGAAGAAATTGTTCCAAATTCAGACATATCTATATATTATACATAAGAAATTTAGATATGTAATTAATTTGTTGTAATTATTTGCTTATAAATTAAATGGAAACACTGCCTTGTTCTTGACCATCCTTTACCAACTCCAATTTAATACTATAAGGAAAATCAAAACTAGAACCACCATAACCACTTCTATAAATATTGTAAGCCTCTTGTGGGTTTAATGAGTCACCATAATACTGAACATTGGATGTAAATCCAGAGAATCCACCCAATGGTGTAATATATACAGGTGCGTTATTAGCAATCTTTGCAACACCTGGTAAAACGCATGTACGGACCAATTTACCATCAATATAGACATCAAGTGTGCGACCTCTTAGACTGATAATAACATTTACCCATTTTTGAATAGGAACATTATCAACATTACAAGTATGAGTAGAACCTTCTGTAGCACCAACAGAAGAGTAGACTGTTGTTTGAATTTTAAGATTATTTTCAATGGCTCCTAGAACAATAGACGGTGATGGTTCTAAATCACTGTCAAGTCTTCCTAAAATGATTTTTGGCTCGCCATAACGATAACTCCAATCGTCAACATAAAACCAGGCAGAGTAAGCATAATTTACTGAATTACTGACACTTAATGTGTTTGCGGGGATTTTAGTCACAGTCTTAGCATCCTGTAACCCAGATAATTTATTAGAGCTTCCCCAAAAGTATCTAATTATAATTATAACTAATATGACAACAACGACACCGATTGCAATATTCATCACAGACATAATATATATTATAGTAACAGAATTTTTCTTTTCTAAATAACAGGAGGATTTAAATATTTAACCGAATCATACAACCAGTTTATTTTAGCACGCGAGATACTATCATTGAAATACATTACATTACAAATACCACCAGATATACCGCGGGTTGTGCCAGATGTTATCATTGTATTGGAATTATAAGGGATTACACCTTCTGTGGTAGATACGAGAACATTATTAATAAAAATATCTAATGTGTTACCATCGTAATTAACAACGATATTATTCCATTTTTGCATTTTAAAATCATCTGTCTCGAACAAAACGCGCTCAACATGTCCTTGGGTTTTCATTTTTATTTTCAGTTTATTTTTCGATACATTATAGGTTATGTTTGGTTTTCCACCGACATTTAATAAAGTAGTATACTCATCGTAGTTAGGATTTGTCTCAGGTGGGAAAGAATTAATGTAAAACCATCCAGAAATAGCATAATGGTATTGAAATTTGTCTTTTACGAAATTAACTGAACCAAATGAACCAAGTGATTTTTCAAAATTAGTATTAATTGGATCTTTTATTAATTGAACTGCATTATGAGTGACTATATATTGCATAACAAATGGTAAAACGAAATATAGCGCGATGAATACTAGTTCTGCTACCAATACAATGATGATTGGTTTTGTAGTGATTTCATATTGATATTTAATATAATCGACAAAACTAAGAACTAAGCAGGGTATATAAGTAATAATTTGTATTAAAAAGCGGGTCCACGATGGTGATGATTTCCCCCCAGGTATTTGGTCTAATTTAAGATATTTGGTTATCATAGTAAATAATCCAATAACAATTAACCAATTCAAAATATAGGTCATTGCGTAACTAGCGTTACTAAAATAATAAGCAATTTTTACAAGTAAATAGACTATTCCACCAACAAGTCCGATTAATCCAATAAAAGACAGTATTTTACCGAAATAACTCAATGCTGATAATTGTTTAACATTTTCAGTTGTTAATTTTTTATCCGCATAAAATAAATACATCATTAGTAGTAAGAACCCACCAAATAATGACATAAATATACCCAATCCTTTATTATCTCCTGTAATAATGTCATATGGATTTCGAGTAAATAATATAATAATACAGATACAATAAATCACTAGGCCAATTTTATACCATGTTTCCATACTAGTTGATTTTATCTTGTCTGTAATTTTATCTTGTGTAGTAGTATTATTCTGTGGAGGTATACTCATCGAAGAACTATCCATTAATAACTCATTAGAAATAAATCTCTATATGATTGGTATAATGGTCTAAAGATTTTCCATAGCAGTTTTTCTACCATGACAATCTCTACATAATGCTACTAAATTATCTACATGATTAGAACCACCATTTTCTAATCGAATTTTGTGATCTACTTCAAACCAAGCGGGTAATTGTTTTTTACAATGTCCACATATCCAACCCTGCTGTGATGCGACGAATTTTTTCTTAGTTTCGCTAACACAACGTTTGGTACTTTTTTTACCAGATTCCATAATACGATTAATTTGTTGTTGTTGATGTGGTGATTGTTGTTGTGTGTAAAATGAATCGTTTCCACCTCCTCCATTGCCACCTCCATTCATAAATGATGTTTGATTAGAGAAATCCATAAAGGGTGACAATACATCAAGTGATGACTGTGCACTAGGAATACATTTCACAATATTTACTGCTTGTTGAACAAGTGAATGCGACTCATTCGGGTTTTTTTTCAAGAATAGATAGGCACTTAATCCAGCAAATGCAAACCCGGCAATTTTAAAATATTTCTGCCATGACTGTAATATTTTCACATAATTTCCATCATGATATGTATTTACGATTAAAAATCCGGTAATTGCTAAAATTAATAATTCCAATTTCATATAATATTTATAAAGGTTATTTTTTACAAATATTATAGTTATAATATAATCATATTGCAAGGTTATTTTGACTTTGATCTGGATTTTGATCTGGATTTTGACTTGGACTTGGACTTAGACTTGGACTTTGATATAGACTTGGACTTTGACCTGGACTTAGACTTAGACTTAGACTTTGACTTGGACTTTGATGTATCTATTAAACCATTTTTTTTTGTTAAGGTATCCGAGAATCTAGAACGACTATAGGATGATATATCATTCGATGCAAAAATAGAATAAAGCGCTTCTTTACCACTAGAAATAGATAATGTATTATCATAATTTACTATTTTGTTTAACTCGTGTAATGAATTTACTAATTTAGTTACATCTATTTTACGATCACCATTTGAATATATATTTTCAACCAACATAGACCTAACACGGTTTAAATAAATTTTCCGCGTTTCATCATCGAAATCTACAAATTTAACATTTGAATCAAAATAATTATAATAGACAGTTACCAGGCCAAATATGTCACTGTTAAATAAGTAACATTCCATAAAATATTTGTTCACTTCGAATTCTAATTTATCGTTCGTATATTTCATAAGTATATCAGTAATGTAATTTGATAAGTAGTACAAGTAATATCCATATTCGATTAAATTGTCTCGTTTCACTTCAGACAAAAAAGTTTCTTCGCTGATTCCCGGATTAAATATGGTTTTAAATAAAATAACATTATCGTCATAATATCCATAATATCTGGCCAATTTAATCAAATATTCATTTACTACATAATTCCTAATATTCGCAGTATTAAACAATAGCTCTCCATTTTTAACTTTTGATAAGAAAGCGTCATAGTTCAGTTTGAAATCATCAGATAATATCATTGATGAAAATGGTGTATTAAACTGAAGTGGTCGATTGCGAATTTCCACCGGGATAGTCTTATTAACGACTACTCCAGAAAGTCCCCAATCTATAATTCTCGCATTTGCGTGTTTATCTATTAATATATTACGATCTTTCAAGTCATTGTGTATAACACCTGCTTCATTCATTGGTCTTACACCTTTTTCTAACAACCGAATAATAGCATGATTTAATAAAAACATTTTATCGCGTGTTATTTTACCATCATGAACTAACCAATCCTTTAAATCAATACCTCCATCAGGCATGTTCAATATAGAAACTTTATTTAAATTTTTGTTAATATTATTTTCGTTCAGGTTTTCTTTTGTTAACGAAAAGCATTTCTTGTTAAAATGTTTCATGTCTTCCGGTGTCAGTTTGTCTGGATTACATCTATCAACATTAAGTAAAAAATATTGTTCGTAGTTCTTTATTTTATGTAGCTTATTTTTGATTCGAGTTATCTCGAGCATCTCTTGTTTGCTGTATTTTTCAATAGACATTTTACTAATACCTGTTGTGCGATTCACACTACCTTTACATTTTAACGCGGGTTTAAATACACAACCGAATCCACCCGAACCCAATGCCTCGCCACCCAATCGACTTCTTGTCTTTTTTTTGACAGGACTTCTATTTATTTTTCGCGTGTTATTATGTGAAGTCCTATTATTATAATTCCGCGTTCTTGTATTTTTGTTTCTCATATTCAAAGCCGATTCTTATATTGACGAGAGAATTATTTTTTATATAAATAATATCCAAATCCAATCATAGATACTAATATTACTACAAATAGTAGTTTTTTTCTGTATTTGATTTGTTCTTGTAAAATAATTTCTTTCGGTTTATACAACTCGTAGTAGTTATTAAGTGCTTCTGTATAAGTAATCTCATCCTTTCCTATGTCAATATTAATTTTATTGTGAATAAAATGTACCCACTTTAAAAAGGAATCTTTTCCTTCTAAATAAGGCGATACTGGGTATTTATCGAGTAAATTACTAAAATTATTGCCTATTTTTGGATGAGGAATGAATAATGGAAAATTATTTATTACATCGTAGTATTTTTTTTTTGTTACATCATTTGCTTTTAATGGGTAAGATACTGCCAGTGTCATTAAAAAAAACCAGAAATGAGGACCCCATACAGTTGGGTCAAGTGATTTATCTGTCATTAAATAGAAACGATATAAAAAGATACGCAAAATAACATATAACGAATATGAATACTATCTTATATAATACATCGAGTGGGCATAATACATCGAGTGGAGATAATACATCCAATGGACAGATTACGCGTATATACCAACATTCCAATAATCAACAGAACAATTCGAATAACCAACATTCCAATTCGAATAACCAACATTCCAATTCGAATAACCAACATTCCAATTTACAAACACCACAAAACAGATCCTTTAATAATTTCTGTAATAACTGTGGAAAAAACGGACATGTGTTTCATACATGCAAACATCCAATTACAAGTATTGGTATTATTATATTTAGAAAACAAGCCGACCAATTACAATATCTAGTGATTCGTCGTAAGCACAGTTTAGGGTTTGTTGAATTTATGAGAGGTAAATACCCACTGCACAATTATGAATATTTAGTAAATGTATTTAATGAAATGTCAATACACGAAAAGCAATTGATCGGCAAATCTACATTTGAACAATTGTGGACCTACCTATGGGGTGATCAAATGGGAATTCAATACAGAGGCGAGGAGAAAATTTCCAGAGATAAGTTCGAGACATTAAAATGTGGGGTCGAAATTAATAAAATGGAATATAATTTAGAAAAGATAATCAAAGCAAGTACAGTAAACTGGAATGAAACAGAATGGGGATTTCCAAAGGGTAGGCGAAACTATCAAGAAAAGGATTTAGTTTGTGCTTTAAGAGAATTTGAAGAAGAAACTGGTTATATCCGATCGAATGTTACATTGCTTCAAAACATTATCCCATACGAAGAAATTTTTACTGGTTCAAATATGAAGTCATACAAACACAAATATTTTGTTGGTACAATCGATGCAAATACGGTTCATACAAATCAATTTCAACAATCAGAAGTGAGTGAAATGAAATGGATGTCATACGAAGAATGTATGGAAAAGATAAGACCTTATAATTTAGAGAAAAAAAACTTACTATCGAAAATTAACACAATTGTACAGATGTATAAGATGAATTAAAGAAATTATCATAAATATCTAAGTGAAGTAATCGTATCTTGGTTATTTATATTATACTTTTTTACAAGTATAATATAAGTATAATATGGAAAAAAAGCAGCGCAAGCCACGAAAATTGCGAATCATAAAAAAAATACCCGATTTAACTGAAGAAAATATAGAAGAGGTGTATCAAACCAATTTTGAAAAAATCGATTTAGATGATATCGACTATAACACATTTTTATTGAAAAAAGAACAATTAGATGCGAATGTTATTTCTCAAAATGAAACGAGTTATGATGCTTTATATCCGTCACTAGATGACCCAGATTTCAATATCAAATTGGCCGAAAAGAAAGAATTTAACGAAAATAAATATGATGGAACTCTTTATGACATTGAATCACAGGCGACTAAGTTATGTGAGGCTGAATTTGAACTATCTCCTCATCAAATATTTGTCCGGAATTTTTTAAGTTTCCAAACACCATACAATAGTTTACTTTTGTATCATGGGTTAGGTACTGGTAAAACATGTAGTGCAATCACTGTAGCAGAGGAAATGCGAACCTATTTAAACCAATTGGGTATTAATCAACGCATTATTGTTGTAGCTTCGCCAAATGTACAAGAAAATTTTAAATTACAATTGTTCGACGAACGAAAACTGAAATTAGTAGACGGTCTTTGGAATCTAAGAGCTTGTACTGGCAATAAATATTTAAAAGAGATAAATCCAATGAATATGAAAGGGTTATCGAAAGAGAAGGTGACACGTCAAATACAACGAATCATAAAAGCATCTTATTTGTTCGTAGGATACATTGAATTCGCGAATTACATTCAAAAAAAATCACAGGTGGAAGAAAACGACCCTATAAAAAGGAAGGAAATAATGATAAAAAAATTAAAACAGCATTTTAATAATCGACTAGTTATTATTGACGAGGTTCATAATATTCGTATTAGTGACGAAAAACAAGACAAACGAGTTGCAAACGAGTTGTTTAAATTGGTGAAATATGTCGATAACTTACGACTTCTTTTTCTCTCTGCTACACCCATGTATAATAGTTATAAAGAGGTTATCTGGTTATTAAATGTAATGAATTTAAATGATAAACGGTCTACGATAGAATTGGAAGATGTATTTGATAAAGATGGGAATTTCTTAATTGATAAAGATGGAAATAATGTGGGAGAAGATTTGTTGCGCAGAAAAGCCACTGGGTATGTGTCATTTGTTCGAGGTGAAAATCCGTATACATTCCCATATAGAATTTTCCCATCACTTTTTGCGAAAGATCACACATTTAAAGAAATTAGTTATCCTCGAAAACAAATGAATAATAAATCCATTGTACAACCACTTGAACATTTAGATGTCTATGTAAATCAATGTGGAACCTATCAAGAAAAAGGCTACAATTATATATTATCTGAAATCAAAACCAATATAGAAAAAACAAAGGGAGGTATGACCGGATTTGAAAATATGGATTCATTTGGATATACTATTCTTCAAAAACCACTACAAGCGTTAAATATTGTATATCCAACCAAACAACTTATTGGTTCAGACTCTGAATCGTCATCTAGTTTTAATTCTAAAACTTTGCTAGGAAGTGAAGGGTTGAAAAGAATTATGAAATTTACTGAAACTAATAACCCACCATCTAGAAAAAATTTCGAATATAAAGACAATGACAAAAATAGCGAGTTTGGCGAAATTTTTTCACCGGATAATATTGGTAAATATAGCGCCAAGATAAAAAGCATAACCGATTCTATTATGAATTCAGATGGTATTGTTTTAATCTATAGTCAGTTTATTGATGGTGGTGCAGTACCTATGGCCCTAGCATTAGAATCAATCGGATTTAGTCGTTTCGGAACAAAAACTTCTAATTTGTTCAAAACACCACCTACTGCCAAAATAGACGCCACCACTTATTTAACCAAAGAACAAATGGATAACCCAACTGCGTTTAGGCCAGCAACTTATACAATGATTACTGGCGATAAGGCGCTTTCACCAGACAAGGTATACGACCTAAAGAATTTAACAGATGAAGACAACAAAAACGGAGAGAAAATCAAGGTTGTCATTATTTCCATGACAGGAGCAGAGGGAATTGATTTTAAGAACCTAAGACAAGTTCATATATTAGAACCATGGTATAATCTAAGTTTAATTGAACAAATTATTGGCAGAGCAGTTAGAACTTGTAGTCATAAACAATTGAAATTTATAGAGAGAAATGTTGAAATATTCCTTTATGGAACATTACTCAATGAATCGGATGAAGAGGCAATTGATTTGTATATATATCGTTTGGCCGAAATAAAAGCAGTCCAAATAGGTCGTGTTAGTCGATTATTAAAAGAATCATCAGTTGATTGTATTTTAAATATTGACCAAACGAAATTCACAGAAGAAAACATGAATACCATCGTTAAACAACAATTATCTAATAAAATGATGATTGACTTTCCCATTGGTGATAAGGCAAAAACAGTATCATGTGATTACATGGATACATGTGATTTTAAATGCAAACCGTTTAAGACAATTGTAGAAAGTGATATTAAATTAGATACATATAATGAATCATTTATACTAATGAATACTGAAAAAATAATACAAAGAATACGTGACTTGTTCAAAAATCGTTTTTTTTATAAAAAGGACAATTTAATTAGTGAAATCAATGTTATTAAAAATTATCCGTTAGTTCAAATCAATGCGGCATTGACTACTTTGATTGAAGATGACAATGAATATATTACGGATAAATTTAACCGATTAGGTCATCTAAGAAACATTGAGGAGTATTATTTGTTTCAACCAATTGAATTGAACAATGAAAACATTAGTATTTATGACCGCCGTAATCCAATCGATTTTAAACACGAATCTATAGTGTATCCATTGAAGGAACCCGAAGAACCATTGAAACTAAAGAACAATATTACAGAAACCCAGACCACAAATAATATGAGTAATAAAATAAAGACAATAGAAACCACATTTGAATTGGCAAATAAACCAACTACAAAGCTAGAACGAGGCGAAGATGATTGGTATGTATATGCCGCCATGTTACATCATACCAACTATTTGAAGGATAATTTTAATATATCAACTACAGAGTACAAAGAACTTATTTTACAACACATAATAGAGTATTTAACTTTGGATGAAGTGAACGAAACGCTTGACTATCTTTATTTTACAAATAACTTGACCACATTTGAGAAAAAAATAAAAAAAATATACGACAATATGATTTTAAAGAATAAAGGGATTGTTGGAATTCTTCTCTCAAAAGAAAATAAACAATATTTGTTAGTAAAAGGAGACACAAAATGGAGCAAAGGTGAGTCAGAAGACTATACCGATTTATCACAGGAAATAGAAAAATTAGCAATATCACCGACTATGTTCAATCGATATGTTGGATTTATTGGTAATTTCAAAAATGAATATAATATTTTCAAGGTCAAGGACATGGAAGATAAACGAGGAAAAGGTGCTCGATGTGACCAATCTGGTAAATCAGATACATTTGGAATTCTCAATCATATACTTGATAAAAGTAAATATACATCAGAGAATACAAAAGGAAGAAAAAAAATAGAATTTTGTGTAATACAAGAATTATTATTGCGTTTTTATAACAAAACTAAAAAGGATAATAAAATCTGGTTTTTGAATCCATCCGAAGCTATTGTAAATAACATTTAATGGTTGTGAATCACACCTTTTTTTTTCATTCAAAGCGGCCATTATGTAGAACAACATACAGTTCCAATTGTTCCAATTCTACGACAATGAGGACATTCACAATATCCTTTTTCACCTCTATATTTTTTTTCACATAATTTGTGTAATACAATATTACATATAACACATTCGACCCATTCTCGAGTGCTAATTTTTTCCCAACAAATTAAACAACTTTTTAATTCATTGGGATTTTTTTTACGATTTATGACATTTCCCATATTTCCAATAAGTATTTATTTATCATAAAACAATTATTAATACAATCAATTTTATATATATCAGGGTTTACATGAGAATAGTCTGAAAGAGAAAAATATCTTAAATTTTTTTAACAAATAATAATCTATTTAATTAAAAATTGATTATTAGTTAAAGATTAAATTCTTATTATATAGTAGTAATGAACAAGAATATGACTGGCAAGAATATAAATAAAAAGGGTGCACAAAAGAATAAGGATGTTGGTGTTTATATGACGAATTTGTTAACAAGAAAAATACATATTCCCTTCAATAATGTTGGTAAAAATATTAAGGACACTCTTGAAAAAATTATAAAAAAGCAAATAGAAGGAAAATGTAACATCGAAGGATTTATTAAGCCCGATTCTACCAAAGTATTAACTTATTCAAGTGGTATTTTAGTTGAAAACACAGTAATGTTTGAAGTTGTATTTGAATGTTTAGTATGTTGTCCTGTGGAAGGAATGCTTATAAAATGTAATGTTAAGAATATGACCCAAGCAGGAATCAGAGCAGTTATTAATGAAGAAATTTCACCTATTGTTGCCTATGTAAGCAGAGATCATCATTACAATAATAATTATTTCAATACGATTAAAGAAAATGATGATATTACTGTTCGTGTAATCGGTCAAAGATACGAATTAAATGACCCACAAGTCAGTATTATTGGTGAATTAGTTGAACCAAAGGAAGATAAAATAAAGAAAAATACAACCATGAAAAGGAAACCAAAACTAGTTATTACAGAAAAGATTTAAAAACAATTCAGTGAGATATCATAATGACAACAATGAATTTGACCACATTAAAAGAGAAGATTGAGACACTAAGCCAGTTTCACCAAATTGAGATATTGAAAATTCTTAAGAATAATGAGACATGTACCTTAAACGAGAATACAAATGGAGTTTTTATTAATTTAACAAATGTTAGTAATGAGGTAGTAAGTAAATTAACAAATTATCTAGATTATGTCAAAGAGCAAGAGTCGCAATTGAACGAAGTTGAACAACAAAAGAGTTCTTTGTCAAATACATTTTTTAAAGATATTAAAGACAATCACACGAATACTAGTAACAATACACTAAATGCAGAACTCTGATTTTATTACTGAATTATTGCCACATATGTTGACTCAGAAAAATATTGTTTCTTATTCAACTCTATTACATGTAGATAGGAATCAAGATATTGGAAGAAAAAAAACATCAAAAAATATTATAAAGTCAACCGATAATATTTTTTTCCCCAAACAAAAAGACAGTTTGTTTTGGTGTTTTTACATTGCCCTTTGTGGACTACACGAATATGACATGATCCACAATTTTTTTACAAAAGAAAAGGAAATTAAATATAATTGGATAGAACAACTTCGTGGTAAAAAGGAAATATTAAAACCAATTAAAATTAGTAAGGCGACTGTTGAAGATGAATTAGCAAATTGTCAACGAATAACAATGGCAACTGTAAAAGCAATGTGTCATTTATTTGACATTAATGTTTTTTATATAGATAATAAAAAGTTTTACGAAATTATTACAGATACAAACAAACCCGTTTTTGCGATTGAACAAAAAGAAAAATGTTTCGGATTGAAGAAAAATTTAACACAAGAACAATTGGAATATTATCGCAATCATTTCTGGAAACTAGAAAATTTAGATAAGCCATTAAAAGCCATCTCCAGTTATAAAATCAATGATTTGAGGGATATATGTAGTAAATTACATATAGATTTTGTAAATTTGACTAGACCTCAAATGTATCAAGCAATTTTAAGCTATTTATAAAGAGTAGTACATGAATAGTTGTTTTGATTATTATGCTATATTTTATTAAAAATATCATTATTATTTACTATTTTTTAAAATAAAAATTGAAACCTATATAAAATAATATGTTCAAGTATATATACATGTCCGAGTTAAATTCCCAACAGCAATTTGATAATATTATAACTAAGTATTTAGATAATGTAACGAATACTGGACTAGGCGGAACTCCTGAATTGGAAGTTCGTTTTGGTACGCGTGGAATAAACCCTATCTCAAAAATTGATTTTGATAATGTGATTCAAAAACTTAAATCTGTTGGGTTTCGCATGGAAACAACTAATGATTATAGTCTAAAAATTCAAAGCGAATATATTGATAAAAAAACTGGTACGACAAAAATGTCAAATGTTCGTGTTGAGATAAATGGTATTCATAATATACAAAAATACTGTACTACAAACTCACTAACAATTGGTGATATTAATCCTCAGTTTACGCAAAAACAATATGCAAATATTGATAACAACCCAATATATCCAGTTAATTTGGATGAATACAATATGAGGGTATCTTATCAAACTGAGAAAAATATCAAACCATATAGTCCATTTGCCGAAAATATTAAATCAACATGGGAAGATAGTAAAAAAACATTCCGTTATATTAATCGCGTCTCGTTTACACATTCAGATTTTCCAATCAGAGTCGATATGAGTATCGTTAAAAGTAGTGAAAATGAAAAGGCTACCTATAAAGGTCGTACCATCTATAAATCTAAATCCGAATATACCTTTCAAGCTGCGAATATTACCGATAGTCCAGAAAAATATGAAATTGAATTGGAAATTTTAAATAATAAGGTTGGTCCAGGAACCGATTATAACGACAACCGCGTCTTAATGAAAGAATTAAAAAAAGTTGTCAAATATGTATTATCTGGGCTACAAAATACTAACTATCCTATCTCTTATTCCGAAATAAAAAAAATAGGTACTAATTATTTGAAACTCGTTCATGGAAAAGAATACAATGAAAGGATGCGAATGGTACCTAGATTCTTCATGGGTCCGTCCTCGGCTACCTTACAAAACGCAAATATTGCCCCCATTAATGATGATTCTGCGATTCCAAATATTCGCATGAATTATACTGTAACCGAAAAAGCAGATGGTATGAGAAAGCTTATGTATATTGCGGGTGATGGCAAAATTTATTTAATCGATACAAATATGAACGTTCAATTTACGGGTGCAATAACTAAGGATGTAGATTTGATGCATAGTATCTTAGATGGTGAACATATATTACATAATAAAAAAGGCGATTTTATTAATTTATATGCGGCATTTGATGTTTATATTGTGAATAAAAAGGATGTTCGTTCAAACGCATTTATTCCTCCATATAGTGACGATAAAGATGTAGCTATTATATTAACTAAATATCGTCTACCGGTATTGATTAGTATAATGAAAAACCTCAATGCAAAATCAGTAATAAATGATAGTATTTCGCCAATGCGTTTTACTAATAAACAATTTAAGGCTGATAATCCAGATCAATCTATATTCCAATGTTGTGATGCTATTCTATATCAAGAAAAACAGGATTTGTATGAATATGAAATAGATGGACTCATATTTACCCCTGCTAATTATGGTGTTGGTTCCGACCGTGAGGGTGATTCCGGACCGCTATTTAAAACTACTTGGGATTATTCCTTCAAATGGAAACCAGCCAAATATAATACGATTGATTTTCTGGTATCAACAAAAAAGGAACAAGCTGGTACAAACGATTTTATAGGCAATGTATTTCAAGAAGGTACGAACGCTAACTCATATGAACAATTGTCTCAATACAAAACTCTTATTTTAAGAGTTGGGTTTGACGAGAAAAAACATGGCTATATTAATCCATGTGGCGATGTTATTAATGATAAATTGCCAAGTGTAAACGAAGATAGAGATAATGCGGAAACTTACAAACCTTTACCATTTTATCCAACAAATCCATACGATGCTGACGCTAGCATATGTAATGTTATGTTGGAATCCGATTTAACCGGTAATAAGACACTTATTACCGAAGAAGGTGAAGTATTCGATGATGAAACGATTGTGGAATTTCGATATGATTTAACACGCGAGAAGAAATGGCGATGGGTTCCACTAAGAGTGCGTTATGACAAAACTGCTGAATATAAACGAGGATTTAAACAATATGGAAATGCCTATCATGTTGCAAATAATAATTGGCATTCCATTCACAATCCTATTACAGAAGAAATGATTCGGACCGGATTGAATATTCCGGATGAATTGGGTGACGACGATGTTTATTATAATCGTGTCTCAGGAACATCCAATACAGAAGGACTACGCGATTTCCATAATTTGTTTGTGAAACGAATGTTGATTAATTCCGTATCTAAGAGAGGGGATACACTTATTGATTATGCTGTTGGTAAGGGTGGTGATTTCCCAAAATGGATATTTGCAAAACTATCCTTCGTGTTTGGTATTGATGTTGCCAAAGATAATATTGAAAATCGAATTGATGGTGCTTGTGCCAGATATTTGAATTATCATAAAAAATTCAAGGTTATGCCAAGTGCTCTATTTGTAAACGGAACTAGCTCAAGTAATATTAGAGATGGTGAAGCTATTTATACTGAAAAATCGAAAATGATAACAAAGGCTATATTTGGAGAAGGTCCAAAAGACAAGGAGAAACTAGGACTGGGTGTATATAAACAATATGGTAAGGCAGCCGATGGATTTAATATTAGTTCATGTCAATTCGCGCTTCATTACTTCTTTGAAAATAAAAGAACGCTTAATAGTTTCTTAAGAAATGTCAGTGAGTGTACCAAAGTAAAAGGATATTTCATAGGAACATGTTATAACGGCAATGCTATATTTGATGCATTAAGAGGATTATCTGAAGGTGAAAGTATGTCAATTTTACAGAACGACAAAAAATTATGGCAAATTACAAAGGGATATAAACATGACGAGTTTGAAAATGACGAAACATCACTACACTATCCGATTGATGTATATCAAGAATCAATTAATAAACCATTTCGCGAATATTTGGTCAACTTTGATTATCTAGAACGATTAATGGAAAATTATGGATTTGTCACATTAACTCGCGATGAATGTAAAGAACTAGGTATTCCTGCTAGTGTTGGGTCATTTCAACAATTGTATGGTTCAATGGAAAATGAAATCGATAAGAATCCAAGGAAGAAAAACGATTACGGTCAAGCGTATAAAATGACTCCCAAAGAAAAGCAAATATCGTTTTACAATAATTACTTTATTTATAAAAAGGTAAGAAATGTTGACACAAGAGCCGTATATAATACATTGATTGGTAGTTCCAAATTACAAGAACAGATGGAAAAACTCCAAGAGAAAGAGGCGATTGGTGCTGCAGTAGAAGAGGAAAAAGAAGATAAACCAAAACCACCTAAAAAATTAAAGCGTAAATTAAAATTACAAATGGATAGTAAAGAGTAAATAAGAAGTAGTAAATAAGAAGTAGTAAATAAGAAGTAGTAAATAAGCAGTAGTAAATAAGCAGTAGTAAATAAGCAGTAGTAAATAAGCAGTAGTAAAAGATTATCGAAGACTAGACAAATATAATAAAAACAATCTAAATGTATTTTTATTATATGTATTATCGTTATGAGCTTTTTTTTATTACCTGAAGTTCATTCTACTATAAATAATATTACATTAGAATCAAATGAAATGCCTGAAGTGTATATAAGTCCAACATTAAGTCGCTATTTAAATAAAATTAAACAACAGTTGGACGAAAATTATGATACTTGGGACTTTTATAAGAAATACACAAACCCGTACGAATTTATTCACACAATTATTCCAAATACAAAGTGTTCTGTAAGCAAATTAAAACCATTATCTAGATCATTTTACAAAATGATAGAAATAGTAAATCAGCTAGATTTGTTGAACCAATACAAGTCTCATGATATAAATACATTTCATTTAGCAGAAGGACCAGGTGGATTTATTGAAGCAATCGCTTATTTACGCAATAACCAACAAGATAACTACCATGGGATGACATTGATAGATCCAGATGTAAATGTTCCAGGATGGAAGAAATCATGTAATTTTCTAGACAATCATAAAAATGTAGTTATCGAAACTGGTGTAACTGGAACAGGTGATTTATTGGAAGTGGATAATTTAAAACACTGTTACAGTAAGTATAATAATAAAATGGAAATAATTACAGCAGATGGTGGTTTTGATTTTTCGATTGATTTTAATCAACAAGAAACCCTTGCTACCAAACTATTATTTGCTCAAGTGAGTTTTGCTATTGCAATGCAAAAGAAAGGTGGTCATTTTGTATTAAAAATATTTGACATCTTTACAAAAACAACAAGTGATATTATCTACTTGCTATCCACATTATATAAACAAGTCTTTATTCTCAAGCCAAATACAAGTCGATTAGCTAATTCAGAAAAATATATCATCTGTAAATTTTTTAAAGGGGATAAATCTAGAATTATGAATCACATTATTCGCGAATATCCAAAAATGAAAACAATTACTCATATTTCTTCTATTTTAAATTTCGAACTAGATTACTATTATAGTAACAAAATAGAAGAATATAACGCTATTTTTGGACAACAGCAAATTGAAAATATCAATTCAACCCTTACTTTATTTTCATGTAAAAACAAAAACGATAAAATAGAATCATTGAAAAAGAATTTTGTTCAAAAATGCATTCAATGGTGCGAAAAGTATAACATACCATACAACAAGGTTTTAACAAATCATAATATTTTTTTAAACATACCATAAAATTCTTTATATCGATACATATAATATTCAAATATCATGCTCAATAGATGTAATATTTTTATCTAAACCAGTTGTATAATGAATTTCATTACTTCTATGTGGAAAAAAGCAAGCGTATTGAAAAAATCAATCGTTGTATTGTATTTTGTAGGCGTGATATATTATATTTTCTTTAGAAACACTTCTATCATGGAGAATTTTGGCAATCCTACATCTTGTACCTATTATTATATGACTAATTGTGGTCATTGTAAAACATTTACACCTGAATGGGACAAGTTCGTTCAAAATTATACAGGTAAAATCGTATTCAAAAAGGTAGAAATGAACCAAGCTGGAAAAGATATTGAAAAATATAACATTAAAGGATTCCCAACTGTATTAATTATGGATGAGGCAGGTGAAACAAAGGAATATGATGGTCCACGTACAAGCGACGGACTAAAAAAATATTTTGAAAATATGTAATTTAATAAAAAATTGAATACACTTACAATGATTATACAAAATACAACTATATACATTATGCAGCATATGAATAACCAAGACAATATGAATGATACAAGAGAATTTGCTAGTCAAACTGAATATTCACAATATTATCGTACTAGTAAAACTATTACGATACTATTGTACAGTTATGTACTTGAAATATTGAGTATATTGTGTGTGATTTCATGTATCATTTTACTTCTGATGTGTACATTAATTCTTACTGTCTCACTATATCTTACCGAAATGGTTAAAAACAATTATAATAAACATAATTTACCAAATCTAAAAAATATTATTACTCTTTACATTGATACAGTATCTGAACAAATATCAAATTATATTACCCTATCTAAACTGATGGCTAGTTCTAATATTATCATCAAACAAGAGTCTGATTCATCCAGTAATAGTAGTGACGAATTAGCGAATGAACAGATAAGTGATAATGATAAATGGAACGATGATGATGAATACAATTACAGTGATTCTCAAAGCATTCCATCAAACGACACTACTATAGATAATAGTACAAATAAGAATGAACTGGATGTTGATGAATCATCATCAGAGTCAAATGAAACCAGCGATATAGAAGACATTACAGAAGAAGTATTACATAATCGCATATTAAATAGAGATGTGGTTGATTTAACGAATGATATAGAGAGATCTAGTGACAGTGATAGTCACAATAATCATTCTAGACAATCCAGTGTTAATAGCGATATAATGAATGAACCATTAGACAATGAAAACCTAGAAACCAAAAAGAATAATTAATTAATAAAATACGATTTAGACCGACCATAAAGAAAAATGAATAAATATCAATATAAATTTTTATTGATATTTACATAACACAATTGCTTTTAGTTGGTACAATTAATTAATAGCTCCCCAAAAAGCACCCAATGATTGTCGGGGTCCACAATTTTTTCCGGCTTGAAAACATACTGTCTTCTGACCATTTCTGCGAAAAGTGATTGGTTTTTGTAATTTACTTTTCAAGAAATAGGGTGAGGTACCATTATAACCACCGTGATATTTACCAGCATTTGCACTTTGTGCGCCAAAGGCTGATCTAAATGAATTGCCATTTTTTGTTATTATATCATATTTAAGTTTTGCTAATCGTGTTCCATTATCAACGGCACCTTGTTTAGCGAATTGCTCATTATTTGGTTTATATATGGTTGTATTTTTACACTCACGACCAGTTTGATTTGGATTCATACAATTATTTGTTTTAAATACTTGAGAACCATTTGGACTGTCACTAGGATACGCAGGGCTTGTAACAGTACCATAATTATTTCCAGGTATTTCTTGAATAGATTGTTTTTGGCTGTATAGTTTACAACGTGCTTTTAGATAGGCTTTTGAATCACTATAATAAGATTTGCTTAATAATGTGACAGCTGATTTAATAACATTGTTGGGTTTTGTACAGCAAATTGTTTTGGTATTATATAACCCGGTTTGAATTTCATAACCTCCATTGTTAATATCACCTACTACCACAGAACCATTGTTTTGTATTTTATTGTTGTTTGTTCCACTTGCAATAGGAATTACTGTTGGTGGTTTTATACTCTTATAAGGAGATTGTAAAAACTTGTTGTCAAATGTAATAAATTGATTACCACTTGCGTCGCAAGCACACTTATTTACTGGATTGTATCCCCTAAATACAGTTCCTCCTGGACGATTAACAACACTAATTGATGTAGCACTTCTACCACTATTTCCATTGACATTTAATTGACGACGCCAATGTTTCATAGGATGAGGTCTTCTTTTAGGACCAGAAAAAGCTAGTGCGTTTGCATTCATTACTTCCGGAGACACATTGGGATTATGACCTAAATTTGTATTTGGTCTACTCATTCCTCCAACTACTGCGTTTGAAGATGCTTTAATTGAATTTTTATTTTTATTTGGAACCCATGGTTGTCGTGTAGATGTTAAAGTGTTCGAACTACTAAAATTAATAGGTTTAGACATTATCGGTATATAGTAATGAAAGAAAGAAAAAGAAAAAGAAAAAGAAATACAAAACCCTTTTCATTTGTCTCTTTTTGCTATATTATTTTACCAATAATATATTGATAATATATAGATGATTTGTAAACTTGTTATTCTCTTTTTTTGTATGCTTATATTTAATTCTATCATGAGTGTTTTTACTAAACCGACTATTATTGAAGGAGTTACTGGTAGTCAAGAATATCAATCTTACGGAGACGACCCATTAATTTTAGCGAAGAAGAATGCAGCCAATATTGAAGTTTTAAAAAGTAAATTAGATGAAATATCTAGTTTTGGTAAAAAAGTAACAACGAATCAAGATAATATAAAAAAAAACAGCGAAGTTATTAATAGCTTAATGAGTTCTATGAGTCCTACTGATAATAAAGCTAGTCAAGAAAACCAAGCCTATACGGATAAAAATCCCAAAACCTTCAATATGTAAAAAGATGGAATGGAATAATTTTATATCAAGTATATATAACATTATGTCTAATTTTTTTAATGAAGTGTTATCAGATGCAAAAGGTGTTGAAGAGCGTTTACTTGGACCAGATTATCAATATTGGAAACAAATTAAATCACCCGGTGACATGGGCATGACTAGCGAAGGTGGAATTTCTGAAATTGCTGATAATGTATCTGGACTTATGAATTATATTGATGTATTAGCATCAGGGTCAGGAGCAGGAACCAAAGTAAGTGGAGGATTGGGAGACAAGTTCTTCTTAAAAACTGCAGCTACATGTAAAGACAAAACATCTGGTAAAATAGTAGACAGATACATGTATGTTGATAATATTCCAGATGGAAATATTCCGTTTATTAGTTCCGCTGCTGGGGAGAATTTTACATCCTTGGAGGGTCTCATTCCTGGAACACTTGGTAATCTGAATGCATTAAATCCTATGCTTATTTTTCAAGCATTTGTCTCTGGTAGTCAACCGGAATGTCAAGAAGTATCTTTGGAAACAGTGAATGTTAACAATGAACGCGGAACAGAGACACAATTCGTTACAACTACTGATATAGGAAATATAAACCCTTGTAATTTTACTTCAAATAAAAACCAGGTTACTGGTAAGGTTTGTAGAGAGTCATTTACAAATTTAAATCTGAATACCTCCTATGCGAAGAACAAAAATGTACCTAGAGACATACTTGTACAATTGTTTTATGCGTCACTTGGTGTGTTAGGAATCTATATACTTTTAAGTATGATGAAACGTATCAAAGAGAGAAAATAAGATGAAATACTCTAAATTAATGACATATAATTTTATGATTATTGGAAATGATAAAATTATATTATGGTTACTATTATTATTTATTTATGAGAATAGTTGTTCGCTTAACGGCGTTTGGAATAAGGCTTTCCCTTGCGTCCCTTTCTATTCTTAGTTTGACGCTTTCCTTTACGGTTGTAGTATTTATCACCCTTGTGTGTGACATAGTCCTTTCTACCCTTTCTTGTCTTGGAAGCCATACCCTTCTTTGGGTTACCACCCTTCTTACTTTTTCTGGATTTTCTAGATTTTCTAGATTTTTTCATGGATCTGCGCTTTTTACCACCGTCTTGGTTATCACCGTCTTTGTTAGAACCGAATAAGTTGGCAGCAACATCCTTTAAACTGTGGTATGCACCAGTTACAGCACCAGTTTCAGCATTAGGTGTAGATTCTGTCACGGGTGGTTTCTTGGTGGGAGCACCAGGACGAGTCATGGAATCATTCGATTTGGTAGGTGTATTCATTATATAATATTCATAGAAAATATTAATATTATAACAGATTATTTACAAAATATATGAATTTAAAGTTTAACGCGCTTGTAAAGTTCTAAAGCAGCTAAACCACCTGCTACTTGGGCGAGGACATAAGGGAGTAAATCGTTCTTGGGTAATTTACCGGCAGCAACCATCATGACAGACACAGCCGGGTTAAAATTACCACCTGAAATATTTCCACCGACTAAAATAGCAAGAGCCAATGCAGCACCGATGGCTAACGCATTACCGGTAGCAAGGATGACATAAAGAAAGAAAAGAGTTCCTAAAAATTCAACAATGTACTTGTTCATTATATAATATTTCGTGATAAAATAAAATATTTTGTCGTAGTGATTAAATATATAAGGTTAATTTATTAAAATGTAGGCACTACATATTGACGATTGCCTGTACCAGTCAATGCCGAACCTCCTCCACTTTTGAATGTATTTTCAAGAGCTCCTTTCTTTTTTGGTGCTGTACATCCACCACTTCGCACACGTCTTAAAGCACTATTTCTGCTTGTTGTATCTTGTGCTCTAAATGATAATGGATTTTCTTTTGAAATGTTAAATTGCGAGGATTTACCAATCGCTTGGGCTTTTTTCATATAAAGATGTTGGGATGCATCAGTGTGCTTAATTGGTATACCAGATGCGGGGAATGTAGCACTATTGACAAGATGTTTATTCAATTTATGTTTACTCATGGCGTCTGTTCTATATATTTTTCGAGCTCCAGAAAACATGGAATCACCGTCACTTGGATAAAATTTTTGAGGCATGGCCATTTTACTATCTAATCTAGCATTATTACCACGATTTTTTAATAATATTCCTTGGTCAGCTGGACCTGTAAATCGATAAGTATACATCATTTTATATATAATAAAGATTATATATAAAAATTTTATTCAATCAATAATCACGAGGTAGATAATGTGTGTTGTATGATATAAAAATTAATGACGCACACGAGATATGGCTACTTGGGAAGAATTATTATCACCACCATAACTGGAATCATTGTAATTTCTATTCACGGCTTGTTGCTTCTTAAACTTGGTATAATCAGAACCATCGTAGACATACTTAACATTTGTATTAGCACTGGGAACACCGGTATCATCGGGTCTAGCAAAAATATTTCCTCCTAAAATGTTTGCGGATTGATTGGCTGCAGTTCTAATTCTACCTGTCTTGACTTGATTTGACCCGCCAGATGTATAATATTCACGATTCAATAAATCACCTGCGTTATTGACTGCGCGAAATGGAGTAGCAGAAACCTTCTTACCATTCACAGTTCCACTGGCTGCACTACCATTCCATGCGTTTCTCAAAGTAAATCGTGTCTGTTCACGAGTAGCTCCACCATCCATACCAGAACTACCATGACTTCCACCACCGCCACCAATTAATCTTAAGGCGATACCAGGTCTCCCGGCTTGCACATATTTTAAATTCATATTTTGATTTCCACAACCAGGCATTATATATATATCTCTCATATAAAAATTTATATTTATATTATTAGTATTGCTAAATTGCGTATAGTATTATTTTTATTTGGTTTGTCGTATTCATATATGTCTTTATGATAATCTATTTTGTCATTATTCTCGGAGCAATATTCATCGTTTGTAATTCTTGGAATAATAATTTACACGCATATGGAATTTCTACATAACTAAAATCCACACGATTATCACATGTTTTACAAATATGTATCTTCATATCATTATTGTATGCTGCAATCAGACCACAGCCATTACAAACATGTACTTTATATTTATCTGATGCATCATATAATCTTCCTCTAGTAAATCTGGATGCTCCATGTGAACACATACAATCACGCTCCATTTCTCCAAATCGTAGACCGCCATCACGACTTCTTCCTTCAGCTGGTTGCCTAGTAAGATTTACCATAGGACCAATAGAACGACTATGTTGTTTGTCATTTACCATATGCTTTAATCTCTGATAAAACACCGGACCAATAAAGATACTCGATTCTATTTGTTGACCGGTTAAACCATTATACATCAACTCGTTTCCATTACTTTCATATCCAACTTTGACGAGCTCTTTACGAATTAGGTCCATAGACAAATCACCAAATGATGTTCCGTCTCCAAATAGTCCCAATTCTACAAGTACTTTTCCTAAAAGCGTTTCTTTTAGCTGTCCAATAGTCATTCTAGATGGAATCGCATGGGGATTAATGATTATATCAGGCTTCACACCTGCTGCAGTAAACGGCATATCTGATTCAGGAATAATGTTACCAATTGTACCCTTTTGTCCATGACGGCTACTAAATTTATCACCAATTACTGGGCGTCTCACTGTTCTAACACGAACTTTACAAAAGCTATAACCGTCCCCATTTCTATCAATGTAGTTTTTATCAACATAAGACTCTTCATTCGTTCTATAGGTACGGCTCAAATCTTCATATTTAATAATTTTTGTATGGTCATTTCTGTTTTCTTTGATAGGAACCACCTTTGAAATAATGACATCGTTATTTTCTAATAAAGTGTTCTCTGGAATAATACCAGCGTTTGTAATTTTATTGTAATTACCATATTTCATCCCCTTTGTTTTAGCGGGATCAGGTTTACATCGGATTTCTTCATCACCATTGATTTTTTTATCCTCATCTTTTTCAGTATGATAAATAGTTGCCTGGAATAGTCCACGATCAATAGAACCTTGGTTAAATAGTAAACTATCTTCTTGATTATAACCACTATGTGTCATGATGGCGACAATTACAGGAGACCCTGCAGGAATCTTATCCAAATGAACCATACTCATTAATCGAGTATCTACTAGAGGTCTAGCAGGATAACTCAGGACATATGCGGTTTTATCCATCCTACTGTCATAGTTGGTGACATACATACCCATGGCTTGTTTACCCATAGCCGATTGGTATGTATTTCTAGGACTCTGATTATGATCAGGATATGGAATACATGATGCAAGTAACCCAAATATAGTACTCGGGTGGATTTCACAATGAGTATATTTGTAAATAAACTGTTTTTCATTATATAAATCTTGGGGTTTCATCGCTATCATACTATGACTTTGCTCTTCTGGATCAATATATTCAATAACAGATTGGTCAATTTTCAAATCACACAACAAATCATTCCATTCCAAGTCTCCAGTTTTAATTCGATTCACAACATCCTTTTTTAGAATCGTGTTGTTATTCGAAACACGAAGGACTGGTCTAATCAATCTACCAGCATCACTACAAATTCTAATTTCTCTATTTTTAAAATCAAAGATAATGGAAGTATATATATTAATAATACCCTTGTGCTTTTTTTCTTGAAAGCCTCGGTATAATGTAACTGGGTCCTTTGCGGATCCAATCCAAGCTCCGTTAACAAATATTTTCACATAGTTATCTAGTTCGCTAGCTGATAATTCAGACAATGGTATAATATGTGGTAATATATATTCATGGATTGGACCGCTATTACTCGGAATAGTTATATGAGACATGTAACTTAGATTTTTCACTACACCTACACTAGCACCTTCTGGTGTTTCTGCAGGACATAGGAAACCCCATGAACTATTGTGTAATTTACGAGGTGGGATTAATTTACCACTCTTATCAATTGGTGTATTAATGCGACGCAAATGACTCAGTCCAGAAATATAAGTAAGTCTATTTAATACTTGAGCCACACCGACTTTATTGCTATTTGCATTTTTTATGCCAAAATCACCAGTTGATAAAGCACGCTTCAATCCATTTTCAATAGTGGTGGATTTGATAATTTTATATATATTTGTTGCGTTGATAATATTCAAATAATCTTCAGTAGAACGCCATGAACCATTATTGATTTCACGAATTACTTGCTTTTGCATATCCTTGACTAATTTATTGAAATAATTCCTGAAGAGATTATTTAATAAGATTCCAGTCAAATCAATACGCTTATTTAAATAGGAATCCCTGTCGTCTGGTTGAATCCATTCAAAACTACATCTCAATAGTTTGTTTGTCATATATCCTAGGAAATATATCTTTTGAACTTCGTCATGACAGTGAGGAAATAAATCATTTTTTAATATATCCATCGTAAACTCCTTCTTTTTCCTAATGCCAGATTCTTTATCCATATTAATAGGAGTGTACATTGCGAATCCAGTTAAATATTGAATTGCATCTTCTTGTGTCATAATTGTACTGGCTTCGACGATACTACCCTGAAGACCATATTTCATTTTTTTGTATTTTTTTTCCTCCATATTCAAAATTATCTTTTCACAAATAGCACTGTCTGAGATAATACCCAGTGCACGAAAGACAATGAATAATGGTACTGGTTGCTTTAATCGTGGGATTTGAATGTAGATAGATGAACCAAATCCTGTATTTTTACTAGTAATCATCATATTAATTTGTTTGGGACTAATACATTTGAAATCGGGTACGGATTTAATTTCAGCCGACCAACTCCATTTGTTATTATTTTTACTAACATTAAAACAGTAAACGCGATTTTCTGCTGCACGCTCTTGACCAAGAACGGTTTTTTCACTTCCATTGATTATAAAATAACCACCTGCGTCGAATTTACACTCTCCATTAACATTTTCATTAATATGTTGGTATTGACTAAGCAAACACACTGACGATTTCAACATAATGGGTAATTTTCCAATGTGAATTTTTGGCAGATTTTTATAAAATGTTTGACTATTTTCTAGGTTGGTTCCACTTCGAACAATATATTTTATATTTAGATCAATTGTCATCATAGAAGCATATGTGAAATTTCTCAATCGTGCTTCCTGAGGAAACATTAGCTTCGATGCTCCGTTATTTTCATGTATTTGAGGTCTGTATATATGGAAATTCTCAAAGGTGACGAATATTTCCAAGTTATGTTTACCACTATTTTTATCGTAGTCGTGCTCACTACATATTTGGACTGGATTAAACATATCAATTGTTTTCTGGATTTGATATGTTACAAAATTATTATAAGATTCTAATTGATGGCGAACCAATTGGGATAGATACTGATCCTTAAAATAGGATTCAATAATCGCCCATGGTGTCTCCAAATATTTATCAGGTACGATGTCAGGTCTGTCTTTTTCAAAATTAGCCATATTGCTTACTGTTGTTTGTATCATTATATAAATTAATTATTACATCAATTTATTTTTAAATTGTTTATAATGATGTAATAATTAAATTGGATAGGAAATGATATAAACCATTATATCAATTGTATATTAATGAAAAAAACGAATTTATTGATTGTTGGGCTGGATAATTATACAAAAAAACATGCAAAACAACAATCTATATATGACAATTCATTTGGAAATAATACATTATACACAGATAATTCCCTATTATTTGACATACTATCTAGTTCAGAAATGAATTATTATAATGGATATAATTCACCGTTCTTTTCAGGAATGTTTGATATTATGCCAATTATAAATGACAATATAACGAATTTTGATACAGAAAAACAACAAAAACATCTGGAAGAAAATCAAGAGGAAAAAATAATTAAAGAATCCGTTCGCATTCATGTAAAAATAGATACTTTGGCTGATTTGATTCATTTATGTGATACTTACCCACTAGCAGACAATATTGAATATAATATTAATATGAAATCGCTTCACAATATTAAACCATCGCTCGTTGAATTACAATCGATGATTGGTATGAAATCAATCAAAGAAAATATTGTAGACCAGATACTGTATTTTGTTCAAGATTTACATAAAATTTCGCCAAATAATTCTGATTACATGCATACGGTTATTTACGGTCCGCCTGGTACAGGTAAGACAGAAGTAGCTAAGGTTATGGGTAAAATATTTAGCAACTTGGGTATGTTAACGAATAATGTATTTAAAAAGGTTACGCGTGATGATTTAGTAGCTGGATATCTGGGACAAACTGCATTAAAAACAAAAGAGGTCATTAAGGAATGTATCGGTGGAGTACTATTCATTGACGAAGCGTACGCGTTAGGCAACAAAGAGAAAACGGACTCATTTTCCAAAGAAAGTCTTGATATTATTTGCGAGGCATTGAGTGACCATAAAAAAGACCTGATGTGTATCATTGCTGGATATGAAAAAGAATTACACGAGTGTTTTTTTAGTTACAATCCTGGTCTAGAATCAAGATTTACATGGAAATTCCAAATAGACGAATATAGTGGTCACGAAATGCGTCTTATATTTGAAAAAATGGTCAATGATAATAATTGGAGTTTATTAGAACCATTATCAGACGACTGGTTCGATAAAAACAAGAATATATTTAACTATTATGGTCGTGATATGGAAACATTATTTTCAAAGGTTAAAATTGTACATAGCAAACGTGTATTTTGTCTAGAGCAATCTGAAAAAACAAAAATATCAACTGATGATATGGATAATGGTTTGATTATCTATAAAAAAATGAATCAATCTGAAAAAAAACGAAATGAAAAGGAACGATTATCGCAGATATACAATACATTATATTGTTAAAATAGTTACAATATTTTATGTAGTAAAATATAATATGGTAGACGATACAAATACATCGACTAAGAAAACAATTCAATTATCTGATTCGTTCCTATCAATGAATAAAACAAAAAAGGCAGGTAGTAGAAAGAAAAAGAAAGAAAAACCAACTGTTGCCGTTGAGCCAAATAGTTTACGAAAAACATTGCTCGGTAAAATAAAACAATTTCAACAAAACGAAAAAATTAAAAACAAACCTCCTCCGGACGAGGAAAATCAGTTTAAAGGCACATTACAAGAGTCAATGGAATATTTAGAAAAAAGAAGAGAGAAAATGAAAGAAAAAAAAACAAAGGCGAATGGTCCACGAAAGAATAAAACTGTAAAGAAACCGAATATGTATAAAGAAGGGAAAAATGACTCTAGTAATATTCATACCCAGTTATACCCCCACGCGAATTCATATCCACCATTAATATCTATTGATCTACCCTCATCTTTTGGAACAGACCTTCCTTTTAATAATAATGATCAATGCAATTTTGTTGGTGGTATGTACCCACTAGCACCCCCATTCGCACCACCAATCGCACAACCAATCGCACAACCAATCGCATCACCAATCGCACAACCAATCGCATCACCAATAGCACAACAAATCGCACCAAATATAGTATCTATCGAAGAACCACCAAATGGTTGTTTAAAAGGGGGAACAAAACCAACCTATAGACAGTATCATAATAAAACTTTAAAACGACAACATGTGCAACATATAAGTAGTGATGGTAAGACGATTTCGAATTCGAATTCTAAAAAGTCTTTAAGTGTTAAAAATCACCATAAAGGTAGACATAATGCTAAAATACGACAAAAAACTCGACGAACAAAGATATCCACCTTTAAATTAGGTAAAAGAGGTAATAATGTTTCTGTCTTAATAAAAAATAATGTAACGAGACGCAAGGTGAAACGCGAACATGGTATATTAAAGCAAAAGAATATGGCTGAGATTAAAAAATATCTATATGACCGTAATTTGCTTCGTATTGGGTCAATTGCCCCACCAGATGTATTGAGAACAATGTATGAACAATCCATTTTAGCAGGTGATATAACGAATGTGGGTATGAATACAACTCTACAGAATTTTTTAGAAACAGCGACTATGTAACATTATAACAAGTGTCATCATAAAATTGTCAGCATAACAATGTAATGTAAAATAAAAATGTGATTATTTTACATTAATTTTGAAAATTCATCTTTAATATCAGTTGTTAAATAGGTATTTTTACTAATAGCGCGAATAATTTTATTCGTTTCTTTTTCGTCTTCTTCCACGTTCGTCATAGAATGAAATATTAACTTTGTCATTTTAGATTGAAGACCTTCATCTGTATTCCAACCTTGATTTGCCTCTTGCCATTTATTAATTAAAGTTCGTTGTTTTAAGGAAAGGCTTTTAATACCTTGTAATAAAAGCAAAAGTTCATTATCTTTTTCCCACGAATCGTTTTCTTTTATATACATCGTTTTTCTAGCTGGGTCAGTACAATGAATCGGTCTATCCAATATGTCTAATTGGCTTAGTCCATTTACTAATAAATTCGTCATTGATTTTGTCAGTCCATTTTGAATAGTATTATCATATGTTTCATTTGTAATAGGTAATGAATTAATAAAATCAGTGAGATTCATCGCATTTTTACATTGTTCATTTAAAAACATGTTGATATTGAATTGGTTATTATGTGTAGTATTGTGACTGTTTGTTGTATTTCCAACATGAGGCATAATTTCCATCATTTTTTCCATAACATCTTGATTTTTCAAAATGACTCCCTCTATTACATCTTGATTCTTCAAAAGCATTTTTATTAATAATTCTTTGTCTATATCTATATCTGTATCTGTACTACTATTATTGTTATTATTGTTTGAACTGTAGTTTTCTTCCCCTTGAACAATGTAGCATTTCTTTTTGTGATACCATAAACTGTTTCTAGCTGAATATTGTTTACCACAATCACATGTATATAATTTGTTGCAGACGGCATTATTTTGCTCAATATCGTTCAATAATGTTCTAGAACAGTGTTTTCGTGTCAATAAATGCTGCTTCCAATTACTTTCTTTAATACATATAAAGTCACATTTTTCACAATAATATTTTTTGGCATTTTTTGGCATCAAAATCATTCTAAAATGTTCTATATTTATAGAACAGATAAAAATGCCTAAAATTCATCGTAAAATCAACCATTTTTTTACAATCACAAATGGATTTTTTTCAAAATCGATTTCTTACCATTATGGTCTAAATCACTTTTTCACAACTTTTTCAATTCTATTTTCAATATTTCAAAACTCTGCAAGAATTCTTGTGTGTTTTTTTGAAAAGTCAAATGAAGTATAGAAAAAAAGTAAAAAGTGAAAATACCTACACGTATCGTATACAGTGCACTTTTTTCAGTCCATAAACACCCCCTACATATGTAGGGGAGTACCTACATGGTCAAAACAAAAATATTTCATTATTGTCCGAAAACAGACGCTACATCTCAAGGTAAATCCATTTTTTTATCCCCGTTTTTTCCGAAATCCAAAAATCGATTTTAAAAAAATCCCCTACAGAGGATAAATTAACTGTCAATAATGACTGTTTTTTTATCAACTAATTTAGTCAAATCTATATTATATATATGAATATCCGGATTTATTGGGATACAATTATACAATTCAAATATATAGATAGCGCATTTAAAATATTTAGTTATATTAAATAATGTCCATTTTTCCTCTCGTTAAAAATTTAAAGGCAACATCCTATTTAAAGGCGTTTGTATTGAATGCACTCGTCGGGGCGGTAATATGTGCAATGGCAATTGAATTTCGCTTATTATTAGAAGACGAAAAGAACGAGTACTACGGTTTCTGGGCAAGAATATACAATGAAAAGAAACTCAACATATTTCATAAACTAGGCACCACATTATTAATTACATTTTTAGTCTCTATTTTGGTGTATCATGTAATGTACTTTTTATTCTTATTTGGTGGAGGACAACTAAACTTGATTCCGTCTGTCAATGCAACATTCAAAGAATTAATACAAGAGAGAAAATCAATTTAATACGCAGCATGTTCATCATCATAAACAATATGAATCGTATACACGAATAAATATGAATAAATATGAATGAATAATTAAATAAACTAATACATATAAACACTATTGTTTATATTTACTAATTGATAATGGCTATGATGAATATATATTTTAAATTAAAAAAGGAATACAGAGAGAAATATGGGGAAAAAACATTATTGTTGTTCCAAGTAGGTGCGTTTTACGAGGTGTATACAAAGGTTGATAAAATAACCAAGGAAATTACCGAATCGCAAGTTATCGAATTTAAACGATTTACTGAATTAGCGTCTGCTAAAAAGACAGAAGATACGCTCATGTTGGGGTTTAGAGATTATATATTGGATAAATATGTGGATAAAATTCAAAAGAACGGATATACCGCGGTTGTTTATAGTCAAGATGCTCCATCCTCAAATACAACGCGAAGTCTGTTGGGTATTTTCTCTCCAGGAACCTTTTTTTCAGTTAATAATGACGAAATTTCCAACAATTTGTCATGCTTGTGGATAAATCATAATGAACGAAGCATATTGAACAAGAATGGAAATATAATAATAGGAATGTCAAATATTGATAATTTTACAGGAAAGAGTACATTCTACGAGATTACAGTTGAGAATATTCATAACCCAACTACATATGACGAGGTTGAACGATTTATTAGCACATATAATCCGAGCGAAACAATTATTATTTCAAATATGCCAGACAATAAAATTAATGATATTATTAATTATACAAAAATCGAAAGTAAAAAAATTCATAAACTAACAAATGTAGATATTCGGGTAAAAAACGCAGAAAAACAAGTATATCAAACCGAACTGTTGAATAAGTATTTTTCAAATAATGTAAGTGAATCTCTCTATAAAAGTAGTTTGGAGTTTGTATACGGGATTCAAAGTTATATCTATTTATTGCATTTTGTATTTGAACATAATCCAAGTCTAGTACATAAAATACAAGAACCTATCATTGAAAACAATACTGAAAGACTTTTATTAGCAAACCATAGTTTACAACAATTAAATATAATTGATGACCATAATTATAAAGGAAAACTATCATCCATTAGTGGGTTTTTGAATAATTGTATTACATCCATTGGTATGCGCAGTTTTAAACATTCCATATTAAACCCAACCACAAATGTAGAAAAACTAGAGAGAAATTACGACATAACAGAATATCTATTGGAATCCGAACATTGGAAACAATGGCGCACACAATTAAAAAATATCAAGGATATTGAGAAATTAAACCGCCAGATATATTTAAAAAAAATAACACCCTTTCATTTGTTTTCTTTTTATGAAAATCTCTCTACGATTCAAAATTTGTTTGTTTCTGTCAGTGATGATGATAGTTTGAACACTTATTTCCATGAAGAAATAGAAATGAACATATCATCAATATGCAATCAATTCAGAGAGATATTCGATAAAACATTTGTAATCGACGAATGTAAAGAAATAAATACACTTGACATAGAGAGTAATTTCATTCAACCTGGTGTGAGTAAAGAACTTGACGATGTTGTTAATTTATATGAAAATAGCAAATGTAAATTAGAATGTATTCGAGAATATTTGGACTCTATGATTGCGAAAGGAGAGAAAACGAAAAAGAATGATTTTGTCAAAATTCATGAAACTGATAAATATGGTATTATGGTTCAATGTACTAGTCGTCGTGGCACAATATTAAAACAACAAATCCAAAAGGGTAAATATCAGACCCAATTACAATATATTAACAGAGATGGTAATATAGATATATTCGATTTTATACCTGATGTACATACATCTGTTGCAACAGGTGCCAATGTAAACATAACAAATGAATTTATTACGAATCTATGTAATAATATCACAAAGTCGAAGCAGAAAATGAAAGATTTAATTACACTTGTGTATAATAAATTTATACAAGGGTTAGAGGAATATACGAACGAATTTTCTAATTTGGTTCTTTTTACATCAAAAATTGACTTATTACAAAATATGTGTTATATCGCCGAAAAGTATAATTACTGTAAACCTTCTATCAAGCAAGGTAATAAATCTTATATTATTGCAAAAGAAATGAGACATCCATTAATAGAACAATTAAATACAGAAGAACTATATGTATCAAATGATATAAGCATCGGTTTAGACAACGATTTAATGTTACTTTATGGCACAAATGCTGTAGGAAAAACTAGTATTATACGAGCAGTCGGTGTAAGTATTATTATGGCTCAATCCGGATTGTTTGTTCCATGTGATCAGTTTGAATTTGTTCCTTATACTGGAATTTTTACGAGAATTCTAGGAAATGATAATTTATTTAAAGGTCTTTCAACATTTGCTGTAGAAATGTCGGAATTGCGTATTATATTAAAAATGGCAAATGAAAATAGTTTAATATTGGGTGACGAATTATGTTCCGGTACTGAGCATGATTCAGCCGTGAGTATATTTGTATCTGGTCTAGAATCGTTATATACGAAAAAAACAAGTGCAATTTTTGCCACCCATTTACATGAAATTGTCCATTATGATGAAATAAAAGCAATGGATAAATTACTGATAAACCATTTAACTGTTTCTTATAACCGAGAAGAAGATTTACTTATTTATGATAGAAAACTTCGTGATGGACCTGGTGAAAGCATGTACGGATTAGAAGTTTGTAAATCACTACATTTACCCGACGATTTTTTAGAACATGCTTATGCTATACGACGAAAATACAATAACGATTCGGGTATTCTTTCCAAGAAAGCATCACATTTTAATAGTAAAAAAATAATGGATATATGTGAATTATGTAGAGTAAAAAAAGGCGATGAAGTTCATCATTTACAACACCAGGAAAATGCGGACAAAAACAACATGATATCTCATTTTCATAAAAACCACCCGGCAAATTTATTAACATTATGTGAACAATGTCATCATGAAATCCACAAATCAGGTAAACAACATAAGAAGGTAAAATCGGGAAAAGGAATATGTATTCAAGAAATATAACATAGTATACAGCGACGGATAATCAAATTACAGTGAAATTATAATGTAAAAATACTATATAATGAATTTAGGTATTTCTAATAGCGGTTCTAGTTCACTTAATAATATGTTTCCAAAAATGATTTCAATAACCATCATTCTTGTTGGGTTAATGGCATTTATGGCTATGATTAAGTTTGATTTCATCCCAACAAAACAAATGATAGAAGAAGACCAAAAAACAATTACTGTCGAAGGATTTGATGTTATGAAAAAATCAGATGGTGATGCGGCAATGTCACAGGGATTTTGTGAAAGTCACAATGGCGAACGAAGTAGGTTACAAGACAGTTGTGGCGAATTAACAAAGAAAAACTGTTTGGCTACTTCCTGTTGTGTTTATGCAAAAATGCAAGGAGAAGAGAAGTGTCATTCTGGCGATGAACATGGACCAACTTTTAGAAGAGACGAGATCGGCAAGACACATGATGTCGATTATTATTATTTTAAAAATGTTTGTTATGGTAAAGAATGTCCAACGGATAAATAATTATTTCGTAAAAAATTGATTTATATATAAATTTATATAATATATATATAATTCAATATGATTATTCCAGTTAAGTGTTTTACATGCGGAAAGGTGATAGCTAATAAATATGAATACTATCAGAAAGAAGTTAGACGAATGAAAATGGCTAGGGGGATGGAAATTGACAAGGTAGTATATTTAACCGAAGATTATGTCGACAAAACTCCAGAGGGTGAAGTTTTAGACAAATTGGGATTAAATAAAATGTGTTGTAGGCGTCATTTGTTGACTCATGTCGATATAGAATAATCTATCTATATATTATATTATGGGAAAATCAATGAAAGTCCAATACAAAAAAAAAACAATGAAGAAACGCAAATCTTCAGGGAAAAAACACATGCGTAAAAATACAAAAAGACGAACTATAAAAAAAAATAAAGGACGAAAAATGTCTCGTAAGTCGAGTCGTAAGTCGAGTCGCAAGTCTAGAATGAGAGGAGGGTCTGTAAATGGTCCTGTTGGATATTCATGGAATGGGGGTGATGTTGGTACTTGGCCAGGTGTACAAGCATCCCAAGGTATGAATACCAATGGAGCAACCATGTCAAATCATTTTTCTTTGAGCCCAAATGGAATCGTTGTAGGTGGTATTGAACCTGCTATATCAACATCCGATGACCAATTAATCAATTCGTCATCTGCCTCTATGTCTGGTGGCAAAAAAAGAAAGAATAAAAAAAGAAAACTTTCTAGAAAAGGAAAACAAAAAGGTGGTCTTGGATTTCAAAGTATTGTAAATTTAGGAAGAGGATTGGAGTCAAGTGCAAAAGGTGTTTATTATGGCTATGTTGGTGAAACACAACCTAATAGTGATTATCCATATTCAACACAAGGCCAATATGCAAATAGTAATAACAATCAATCAGTATTGAATACACCGGTAGATGTCCGTGGTAGTTTTGTTAAGGCCAACGAAACAGTAGCAAAAATATAATTTCTCTTTCTATATCATAATGTTAGGATTAAACGACATTCGAAAAATGTGTTCACCTGCTGTAATTTATTTTTTTATTAGTGTATTTTCTTTACTCATGTTGATTGGTATGAATTTGTCTAATCATGGTACCAATACATTGTGCGTTGGTAATTATGAATGCCCAACAGAAAGCTTATTAATGGTATATTTGATGAAAGGTTTATATATTTTATTCATGACAATCGTATTGGATTCATTGTGTAAGAATGGTTATGCAAGTATTTCATGGTTTTTAGTATTTTTCCCATTACTATTTTATTTTATTATTCTAGGATTTTACATGATTATGCAAAATTCAAAGACAGTGAAACATGGTGATATAGAATACATGTTGAATTAAAATTAATTAATTTATTTATAGCGACATAACTTGTCGAATATATAAAAACCACTAGCCTATTTTAATAAATATGTTAGTGATTACATATAAAAAAATATACTTAAGATATAGTATAATGAGTATTAAGTACAATAATACGACATGGAACATAATAGAAAAATTTTTTTATGATAATCCACAAGTATTGGTGAAACATCATATTACTTCATATAATGATTTCTTTAGAACAGGAGTCAAACGCATATTTAAAGAGAGAAATCCAGTAATTCTTCAGAAAGAACAAGATGAGAAAACAAAGGAATTTAAATATAGATGTGAATTGTATTTAGGTGGTCGTGATGGTTCTCAAATTTACTATGGAAAGCCAGTAATTTATGATGACAATCGGGAACATTATATGTACCCAAATGAAGCACGATTGAGAAATATGACGTATGGTATTACTATCCATTACGATTTAGAGGTGGATTTCTATATTTTAGATGAGAATGATGGAACTATAAAAAAATCAACCGAATCCTATAGCAAACTCTTTTTAGGACGATTTCCAATTATGCTTCAATCAGACCTTTGTATTTTAAATGGTCTTAATCGAGAAGTGCGATATAACATGGGTGAATGTAGAAACGATTATGGTGGTTATTTTATCATTGATGGAAAAGAGAAGGTTATCATTAGTCAGGAGAAATTCGCCGATAACATGCTTTATATTCGCGACAACTATAACGACATTTATAGTCATGGTGCAGATATAAGAACTGTTTCAGAAGATTCATCAAAACCAGAAAGAACATTGTCTGTTAGAATCGTCGCTCCAACGAATGTCTATTCAAACAATCAAATTGTGGTTAACATTCCCAATGTTAGAAAACCAATTCCTCTATTCATTTTGTTTCGAGCATTAGGGGTAGTATCAGATAAAGAAATCATTGAATATTGTCTTCTGGATTTAGAGCAAAACAGTTCAATGGTTGATTTATTTATCCCCTCTATACACGATGCTGGTAAGATTTTCACACAAGAAACTGCTCTCGAATATATTAAAACATTCACAAAAGGACATACAGTAACGCATGTATTGGATATTTTGTCTAATTATTTCATGCCTAATGTTGGGGAGTTAAATTTCCAACAAAAAGCATACTCACTAGGAAATATTGTATACAATTTATTACTTGTGTTTACAAAGCTAGAAGCTCCTACAGATAGAGACAGTTTTAAATTCAAGCGTGTTGAAGTTCCAGGAATGTTAATGTACAATTTATTCAAAGAATATTTTAAACATCAACATGATAATATTAAGCTAAAACTGGATACAGAATACAATAAGAACAAGTCTAAGACTATATATCAAGGTGATAGTTTCAAAGAATTGATATCTAATAACTACGAAGAACTGTTTAAAGACCGTGTTGTAGAATCTGGATTTAAAAAGGGATTTAAGGGTAATTGGGGTGCTGAAGAGCACACGAAACGACCTGGTGTGGTTCAAGATTTAAATAGATTGTCGTACAATAGTTTCATCTCTCATTTAAGAAAGATCAATCTACCTATGGATTCAAGTGCAAAAGTAGTGAAACCTAGATTGTTACATGGTTCACAATGGGGATTAATTGACCCAGTCGATACACCAGATGGTGGAAATATTGGGTTTCATAAACATATGGCCATTTCAACACATATAACCAGTGGATGTTCTGGTTATCCTATGATGCAATTCTTACGAAATATATGCAAAATGAAATTATTGGAAGAATGCAATACATCATTTCTCTTTAGTAGTACCAAGGTAAATGTAAATGGTTCATGGATAGGTGTAATTACAAATCCACAGGAAATATTGAGATTAATTAAAAAATACAAACGCAATGGTTTAATTCCTATCTATAACAGTGTGAGCTGGAATATTAAGAAAAATGAACTCATTGTGTTTACCGATTCTGGAAGACTATGTAGACCTATTTTTTATGTGAACAATAAAAAACCCAGTTTTCAAAAAAAAGAAATCATGGAAAAAATAAATGGTAATAATTTCTCATGGAATAATCTCATTAGTGGCTTTTCTAAGAAAAAAGATGATGATTATGATGTAAATACATGTAAATATTACAAATTGAATGAACTGTATGATACAGATGATTTTGATAAAGTAGAGAATACAGAGGCAATTATTGATTATATTGACACAACCGAAGAAGAGACCGCATTAATCTCTTCTGATTACGAACTACAAGAGAACATTCCATATACACATGTTGAGATACACCCATCCCTTTTATTGGGTGTTATGGGTAATCAAATCGTTTTTCCAGAAAACAATCAATTACCTAGAGATTTGTTTTCATGTGGTCAATCAAAACAAGCTGTTTCATTATATAGTTCTAATTTTTTCACTAGAATCGATAAAATGGGCGTGGTATTGAATGCTGGTCAAACTCCTCTCATCAAAAGTAGATATTTACAATATATTAACAACGAGGAACATCCTTATGGTGAAAATGTCATTGTCGCTATTATGGTGTACGGAGGATATAATGTGGAAGATTCTATTTTATTCAATGAGGGTTCGGTTAAGCGTGGTATGTTCAGAACTACTTATTACAACATGTACGAATCTAGAGAAGAAAGCTCCAAGATTGGAGAAAATACGATTGACTCTCACTTTCAAAATATTGAGGATGCTAATATGAAAGGTTTAAAACATGGGTATGATTATAGTGTTTTGGACAAATATGGTCTGGTGAAAGAAAATACGGAAATGGATGATAAAAAAGTAGTCATTGGTAAAATTCAAACGAATTTGGAAGAACCCGATATGGGAATTGATGCATCTGTCTATCCTAAGAAAGGGCAGCTTGGATTTGTTGACAAAACATTCATGACAGAAGATGAAGAAGGGTTTAGATTGGCGAAAGTTCGAATTCGCGAAGAGCGTATTCCTGCGATAGGTGATAAGTTTTGTAGTCGTTGTGGACAAAAAGGAACGGTAGGTCTGGTAATACCAGAAAAAGATATGCCATTTACAGAAGATGGTGTCAGACCTGATATTATTATTAATCCACATGCTCTTCCATCAAGAATGACAATTGGGCAATTGGTAGAAACATTAATGGGTAAGGCATGTGTAAATGCAGGCGGATATGGTGATTGTACTGCATTTGTCAACAAAGGTTCCAAGCACGAATTATTCGGTAAAATTCTCAATCAAAATGGTTATAACTCTACTGGTAATCAAATGTTATATAATGGAATGACTGGTGAACAATTACAAGCCAATGTATTTATAGGACCTACTTATTACATGAGATTAAAACACATGGTAAAGGATAAGATAAATCATCGGGCAAGAGGACCAATTGAACAATTGACTCACCAAACTGTTGGTGGAAGGGCGAATGATGGTGGATTAAGAATAGGAGAAATGGAGCGCGATGGTATAATTGCTCACGGTGCTGCTGGATTTCTACAAGAGTCTATGTTGACTAGAGGAGATGAATATTATATGGCGGTTTGTAATAATACAGGTACAATTGCTATTTATAACAATACCCAGAACCTTTTTTTAAGTCCAATGGCGGATGGACCTATTAAATTTCAGGAGACATTGGACCATACACTGAATATTGAAAATGTTACAAAATATGGACGAAATTTTAGTATTTTGAAAATACCATACGCATTCAAATTGCTTATTCAGGAATTACAAACAATGAATATACAAATGCGATTAATTACGGAGGACAATATTGACCAAGTAACCAATATGGGGTATTCAAATAATATTATTAAATTGAAAAAGGAAGAACTTTCAAAACCGAATTGGGCTCAAAATGACCATATTAATGCTACTCTTAATGCGGAAATTAGTGATAGATCAAGACGCGATATTAATACACTGTATAAAGATAATTCGGATATAGATGTCAATACAACTTCATCATCAAATGAACCAATTGAGTATCCAAGAGAGAATCAAAATACTAACTTACAACCAGAGGAATATGGATGGTCATATTATAGTTATGACGAAGAAAGAGGAGAAGCTTACAAATCGCTTATTCGCGATAAGAACGGCGAAGCTACCGAAGTATGGTTTGTTGGAGAACATGATGGTGATTTACCCAATCGTTTTCCTAGTGGATGGAATTCATCTACATTGGAATATAACGATGGTGTAGCAATACTACCAAATGTAATGGTTGAAGAACTCATCAGCAATCAAGTTCCAAACAATTGGAGCATTAGTTTAGACATTATTAAGAGAGAAAATAAAGGAAAACCAACCCCCCAAATTTCACCTGATTCTGTTTACGGAACTACACCTCCTTATCCACCAGGTTCACCACAATACGCTCCAGGAACTACACCTCCTTATCCACCAGGTTCACCACAATACGCTCCAGGAACTACACCTCCTTATCCACCAGGTTCACCACAATACGCTCCAGGAACTACACCTCCTTATCCACCAGGTTCACCACAATACGCTCCAGGAACTACACCTCCTTATCCACCAGGTTCACCACAATACGCTCCAGGAACTACACCTCCTTATCCACCAGGTTCACCACAAT